ATGGGTTCAATCACCAAGACCATGAAGGTCGACAAGTCGTCAGGCAAGCCCGTCGCGAAGTTCCGGGCCTACGTTCGCCGCCAAGGTTTCGCAAGCAAGTCGAAGGTCTGCGACACCGAGCGCGAGGCAAAGGAATGGATCCGCAATAACGACGCCGATGCCGTTCAGGAAAAGGCCGTAAGCGGCACCACACTTGCGTCGGTGATCGAAGACTTCACCAGCGCGCCGGCAATGAAGGGCACCAAGTACTGGTCCGCATCGCACCTCGATTTTTGGATAGCTCACATGGGGCTGATGCGCATCGGCGAGATCTCGCGCAAAGACATCAACGCGGCGAAGGCCAAGCTCCAGAACAAGGCTGCATACCGCAGCGTCCCGGGCGGCTCAATCGCGACCACTGCCAAGGTCACGCCCGCAACAGTCAATCGCTACCTGGCATCGCTTTCAAGCGTTCTGAACTACGCCATGGAGCACGAGATCATCGACGCGCATCCCATGAAGGGCGGCAAGGTGAAGAAGCTCACGGAGGGCACAGGCCGCACGCGCATCCTGACTGCGAAAGAGGAGGGCGAGCTGCTCGAGCAGGCTGATCGCAGCACCTGGCCCATGCTGGGGCTGTTTGTTCGCATGTGTCTGACGACGGCTGCACGCCGCTCGGAGGTGCTGAACCTTCGTTGGAAAGACGTGAACTTTGACGAGTCGGTGGCCATCCTCGGAAAGACCAAGAATGGGAAGGCCCGGGCACTGCCGTTGGTCACCAGCGTGCGCGCCGCGCTTTCGGAGGCCCAGAAGGTGAAGCCCCTGAAGAGCGACTTCGTGTTCTTCAATCCGCGCGACCCATCCAAGGTGTTCAACCCCGACGCCGCGTGGAAGCAGTGCCGCATTGATGCCGGCCTTTGGGCCGATCGCGACGATCCACTTGACCGTGTTGTGCTGCACACCACGAGGCACACCAGCGTGACGAAGATGCTCCGAGGTGGCGCCAATCTGGCTCAGGCGGCCGTCGTCAGTGGTCACCAGACCCTGGCCATGCTCAAGCGGTACGAGCACCTTGCGGCCGCGGATGCTGTCGCGATCGCCGAGCAGCATCTGGAAGGGAAGGGCTGACATGGTCGCAAAGAAGAAGTCTGCTCCGAAAGCTTCCAAGTCAGCGAAGAAGCCGCTCACCGTGGTGGTGCATGGTGAGCATGGTTCCTACATTCAACGAAACCGGCCACGGTGGCCATTGGTGCTGTCGACGAAAGGGGTAATCGCGTACGGCGTAGCGAGCCGAAATAGCGACGAAGGCCGTGCGCATGCCAGGTTCTTCGAGATCCTGAACTTGGCATGTGTTGACCCGCTGCTGATCAAGTCGCCCGCGCTCATAACTCTTGCCAACATCCTGCGTGACGCGATCAGTGCGAGCGAACCGGGAGAACCCATCGAAGACATTCTTGCACCCGTCGAAATGTTGATCGCTTCAATGCGTAGTAGGGAAGGTGGCGGAGGCCGACCACTTGCAGAAGTCGCATGGATGGAATGGAAGCGTAGGCTGGAGTACAAGCAAAAGCATCGGCCCACGCTCTCAAAGCGGGAGTGCTATGAAGACATTGCGGCGGAGTGGGTCGAAGAGGGGCGGGCCAAAAAGTTGATCTGGACCGGCGTGCGGGATGGCATCAGTGATCTGAAAAAGCTGAATTCGCTCAAAAAGAAACCGGGTTAACACGACACGCCATTGGTTTCATTGCAGCACCGCAACCCAGCGCGGTGCCGCACAAACAATCGTCGTGGCGCCGCGCACCATCCGAAAGGTGCCACATGCCAACTACGGCGAAGCAACAGAACGACCCGCAGGTCTGCGACACGATGTCGCTCGACGACCTTATCACCATCGAGCAACTGGTCGAGGCGTATCCCAGAATCTTGACCGTCCCACTCTCCGTGCAGCCCCCCCCCCCCCCCCCCCCCCCCCCCCCCCCCCCCCCCCCCCCCCCGCCCCCAGGTCTGCGACACGATGTCGCTCGACGACCTTATCACCATCGAGCAACTGGTCGAGGCGTATCCCAGAATCTTGACCGTCCCCACTCTCCGGTGGCAGCTCCGCCACCGCGACACCAATGGCCTTGGCCATGCGTGCGTGCGCGTCGGCAAAAAGCTGCTGATCCATCGACCCAGCTACGAGAGGTGGCTGCCGACGCGTGGAGGTGCAATCTGATGGCCCCCCACAAAAGCGAAACCCAGCTGGCGGGCTGGGTGACGCAGGAAGAAGACCAAAAAGCTGAGGCCTCGATTTTCGCGCAAGACGTCCCCGACCGCAAGGCATTCGACACGGCGCGCGCTGAATTTGCCATTCTTGGCCGCGCGCTCACCCTGAGTCGCCGTGCCGGTGATGGTCGACACATCTGGACCGTGAGCCGCTGGAACGAAGCACACACGTTCGGCCACTGGAACGACGTGCTTGCGCACCTCAGCCAAGCCGGAGGTGCGCAATGATTGTCTGGACTGACCACGCGCCCGGCGACCATCGCATCATGTGCCCGGCCTGCGGCAAGAAGCCGAGCGTCAAGGACATGGGCATCACGATCCTCGACGACTCGCATGGCGTCGCGCACTGCTTCAAATGCGGCATCGTTCTGAATCGCCGCGAGGATCGGGAACTGAGCCCGGCGGAGCGCAAAGCGTTTTCCAACCGCATGAACGAACTGCGGCGCCAGCATGCCGCTGAGCAGCTGCGCCGCCAGGCTCAAGCGGCTGATGCGTCGGCCCGGCGCTGGGCAACTGCTACCCCGGTGGGGGATCACCCTTACCTTCAAGCCAAGGGTGTCCAGGCTCACGGCTTGCGCGTCGATGCCTGCAACAACTTGCTGATTCCTTTGCGCGATGCCGCTGGCAACCTGCACAGCCTCCAAAGCATCGCCGCGGACGGCTCCAAGCGCTTTATGCCGGGCGGCCGTGTCAAGGGGTGCTATCACCCCATTGGAAAGCCCTCTGGCCGCTTGATCGTGTGCGAGGGATACGCAACCGGCGCCACCCTCCACGAAGTCACCGACCTGGCCGTCGCCGTCGCCTTCAATGCAGGGAACCTATTGCCGGTCGCCGCGGCCCTGCGCAGCAAGTTTCCAAGCCTCATCTTGGTAGTGGCCGCAGACGACGATTGGACGACTGATGGCAATCCCGGCCTCACCGCCGCAACCGAGGCCGCTCGCGCTGTCGGGGGCCTGCTGGCGCTGCCGCAATTCGGTGATCTGCCGAGGGGTGCCAAAGACACGGACTTCAATGATCTGCATCGGCTCGGCGCCGCCGTGGAGGTGCAATCTTGAAGCCGGTACTTGAGAGTGTCGAGGCGGCGTTCCCGATCGACGATGACGCGCCTGACAACCACCGCAACGCCCCGCGCCCGTCAGCATCCTGTCTGTACGGCTTGGTGGGCGAAATCGCCCGTGCAGGCGGTGAAACCACAGAAGCCAACCCTTATGCCATCGCGGCCAACGCCATGGCGTACCTAAGCTGCGCAGTGGGTCGAGGCCCGTACATGCCCGTGGGCAACACCTGGCACCACGCCCGGCTATTCACGATGCACGTCGGCCGATCCGGGGAGGGTCGGAAAGGCGACAGCGTTTCGATCATCAAGCGCATTGCCCACGCTGTGCAGGACATGAATGGCGAACTCGCGCCGCAGATCCACACCGGTGGACTGTCCTCGCGTGAAGGGCTCGTGTTTCTGATCCATGACGGCTACCGCGAAGGCAAGGAGGAAGTCCCGCCGATCCTGGATAAGCGCCTGCTGGTGATCGAGTCCGAGTTCGTCAACATCCTCACGCAGGGCAAGCGCGACGGCAACACCCTTTCCTCCGCGCTTCGAGATGCGTGGGACGGTGGTTCACTGAGGCCTGCGACAAAGACGAACCGCCTCTGGGCGAGCCATCCGCACATATGCCTGTCGGTGGCCATCACGCCCAGCGAGCTGATGTCCAGCATCGCGGCCAAGGATTTGACCAACGGCTTCATGAATCGCTTCATGCCCTTCTGGGCAGAGCGAACCAAGATGCTGCCATTCCCCAAGGCGACACCCAAGGATGAGATCGAGCGCCTCGCCGGCCGGGTACTGGAGGTGCTGCAGTTCTGCCAAGCCGATCGGTGGGCAGAGCGCGACACCATGCGGATTGAGTTGTCGCCAGGCGCTGCGGCCAGATGGCGCAAGCTCTACTTGGGTGAGTTGAACGATCGAAGCAACGGTGAACGCATCAACGCCCTGATCGAGCGGCGAGCGCCGATGCTGCTGCGCATCGCCATGCTGTTCGCGCTGTGCGACTTGACCACCACGGTCGAGGTGGATCACATCGACGCCGCCCTCGCATGGGTGCGCTACTCAGTCGAGTCGGTGAAGTTCGTTTTTGGGAGCGCAGCCGACGAGGCCGAAGTGGCCGAAACCAACGACACCGCCGCCAAGATCGTGGCGTTCCTGGAAGCCAACACCAGGGTGACGCGAAAGCAGATCACGGTGAACTGCTTTCGGGGCCACGTCAACAAGACGAGGATCGACGCCGCACTCGATGAACTGCTGACGGCCACACCGCCGCGCATCGTGGTGGAAGAAGATCGCAGCGGCCCAGGCCGGCCGACGAAGTTCTATGAACTGAGCGCGAACAAAGCAAACTATGCGAACAACAAGCAACGGCGCGCGGTTCAAGCCGATTCAGGCCCCGGCGAAGAAAGCGAACGAAGCGAACAAAAGCCCATTGGGACGGAAGTAAGTTCGCAAGTTCGCATTGTTAGCGAAGAGCAAAAACCGCCTGGAGACCGCGCGCACGCTCAATGTTCGCCAAGTTCGCATAGTTCGCCAGCCGATGAGGAAAACGCGGAGGCCCGGCTATGACATCCGCCGAACTCTGCCAGGCCATCTACGCCGCCGGCATGACGGTACGGGCCGACGGCGACGCCCTGGTGGTGAAGCCCGCCGAACGCCTTACGCCTGAATTGCGCGCTACCGTGCTTGCGCACAAGCCGGAGCTGTTGGACTTCCTGCTTGAGGCGCATGCCACCACGGAGGCGCTACTCGAAACCGCAGCACGCGCCTGCGACCACTGGGGTGACAGCCCAGCCGCGCGCCAGCAGATGCGCCAAGAGATCGAAGACACGCCCGCCCACCTCCGCGCCGACCTGCTCGATCACCTGCGGTCGGCTTACCCAAAGGAACCACGATGAGAAACCCATTTGCCCCGAAGAAGCCCGACCCCGGCGCGCAACTCATGCAGGCCTTTCTGGCCAGCGCCACCTTTGCCGACAAGGCGCGTGTCCACGCTGCGATGCAGACCAACGGCGAACTTGAACTCAGGATGCGACAGCTGAAGACCGGTGGCTTCCGCATCAGCCTGTGGCTCGCCGTGAGGGATTCCGACGAGGCGTTGCGTCTCATGCCGGCGCCGGAGAAGGTCCGGGGGGGAAGTGGTCATGTGTAGCCCTTTCCACCTGCTGACCGAGCCCCACCGTCCGTACGCGCATCCGCAATTCAGAGGTTGACCCATGCCTAGAGCAAGAACACCAAAAGCCAAGGCCGCAGTTTCCGGCGCGGCTGCCCACGATCCGCAGCGCTACAGAGACCGAACAGGCCCGAAGCGCACGCGATCGATCGGCGAGCCATACGCCGCCATGACCGAGGCGGAGATTGCCACCTGGAATGAGCTGGTGCGGGACCTGCCATGGCTGCACTCGGCCCATCGGTTGCTGCTTCGCATGGCCTGCCGGTTGTCCGCACGGATGGACGAGGGTGAGGTCGGAGTCGAGTCGATGAAGGCGCTGAGTTCGCTCCTGTCAAAGCTCGGTGCGACGCCGGTTGATGAGTCCAAGGTGACTCATGCCGGTGACGACGACGAAGACGCCGCCGATGAGTTCTTCGGCAAACCGCACTGAGGCCGACCATGAACGAGATCGAACGAATCGACGCGTGCGAGGCGGCCCTTCGCAGCGCGGCCAGGGACGCCGGCGCATTCGTGAGCGGTGACGGTCGCGTGACGGAAGAGATAGCCGCGGCATTGCTGGGCATCGCACCGGGCACGCTCGCCAACCAACGGCGCGCGGGAACCGGGCCGGCGTTCTATCGCGTGAGCGGTCGACCCACCTACAGATTGCGCAGTCTCGCCGAGTTGATCGAGCGCGGCCGGTGCGTCTCGGGCTGGTGAGAAATCACCTCACAAAAGCCCACGAAACCCCACAAATCCCAACGCAGCCTGATTGGCTGAATCGGCACCACGCTCAATGATCAACGCATGAACAAATCACTCGCAATCGCAACGCCAGGTCGCAACTACGTGCGCGGCCTGATCGCTCGAACCCTCACCAACTCAACGGACGCCGACGCCATTCACGCCTTCGCGCGCACGCGCTGGGGTGAGGGTCTCGCCGCCGACGTCACCAAGGCCGCTGTGAGCGCAATGGGGACAGTCGACACAGGTCTGGACGCGCGGGAATTCTTCGGCCTGGCCCGGGATGAATCGGTGCTCGGTCGCATGGAAGGCCTTCGCCGTGTCCCCTTCGTCACCCGAATGCTTGCGGTACAGGCCGGTGCGCGTGGCTACTGGGTAAGCCAAGGAAAGTCGAAGCCTCTCTCGCGCGCCACGCTTGCGGGCAGTTCGCTTGATCCATTGAAGGTCGCAGCGATCATTGTCACGACGAAGGAAATGCTCCTCGCGAATGAACCAGGGCTGGAAGCAACGCTGCAGGACGACCTGTTGCGCGCGGTGACGGTTGTGATGGACGAAGCGCTGCTCGATCCAGACAATGCCGGCGTCGCGGGTGAGGTGCCGGCAAGCATCGCCTTCGGAGCAACGCAGTTGTCGGCGACCACCGATTTCGGCGCAGACCTGAAGGCCATGATTCAAGCCTTCCGCGGCGATCTGGCATCTGCCTATTTCGTGACCGACCCTGCAACGGCCACGGGGATCGCGACGATGACCGACGCGGGCGGCCGCTACCTGTTCCCCGGCATCGGCCCACGCGGCGGCGAGCTGCTCGGCATCCCGGTGCTGACGTCGCGCGCCGACACGGCGAGCACGTCGGGCAGCACGCTGACCTTGATCGACCCCACCGGCATTGCAGCTGCGCTTGGCGCATTCAGCGTGGATTCGGCTGGTGAGGTCACCTTGCAGATGTCCGACGATCCCAATGACGCCGGCTCGCCCGTTCTGCCGGTGAGCATGTGGCAGACCAACAGCGTTGCGATGAGAGTGGAATTGGCAGCGAATTGGAGCCGTCAACGGCCTGGCGCCGTGGTGGTGCTGGAGGGCCTATGAGCCACACCTGGCAAGCCGTGAAGGCTGCAATCGACGCTCTGGAGCGTCCGCCGTGGAGCGCAGACCCATTGGTGAGCAAGCGCCTCGACCTGCAACTCAGTGGTGTGGAGAAGTTCGTTGCGTCTGGCACGCGTCACGTCCGCGGCTTCGCGTCCACCGATTCGGTTGACCGCGTGGGCGACATCGTTGATCCCAAAGGCGGCAAGTGGAAGACACCACTACCGATGCTCTGGCAGCACAAACACGATGTGCCCATTGGTTGGATCCGCAGCGTCGAGGTGCGTGGGCGCGGACTGTGGATCGAAGCCGAGTTCGCCGAGGGCATTGGCCAGGCGGATGAGGTTTGGCGCATGGTCGAAGCGGGCCTGGTGACTGGCTTTTCTATCGGCTTCATGGGGCGCAGTTGGGAGCCGTTGCCAAGCGGTGGGCGTCGCTACACCGACTGGGAGCTCTACGAGGTCAGTGCGGTGGTCATCCCCGCAAACCCAGACGCTTCCATTCAGCGTTCTCTCGGCGCCGTTCGCCTCATCTCCCCGCCTCGCGCAGGCGCCGTTCTCCTCATAGACCATCCGGACTATGAGAGGAACAAGCAACAAAGGATCACCCATGTTTGATCACGAAGCCTTCGGTGCCGCTATGGGCGACCTGATCCGTGAAGCTGTCGAGCCTCTCGAGAAGCGCGTCGACGGCATGCAAGCCAAGCTGGACAAGTGCATGACCTTCGCGGGCGACCATCAATCAGCACTCGACTACCCCCCTGGCTCACTTGTGCGCCGCGATGGTGGGACATACGTGTCCGTGAAGGCCATCAAGGCCGGATCGGTCTTCTCCTCACGCGAGGGCAGCGGCTGGGAACGAGTCCTTTAAGGAAAGCACATGAAACTCCATGACATCCCCGAAGCCGCCCGCCCCGATGGCGAGGCATTCATCTCAATGGCTGAAGCTTGCGAGCGCTGGCCTGCGGCTTTCGTCGACTGCCTGCGTCAGTTGGACGGAAAGGTGGTCACCGCCGTGAGCACGGCAATGTTCCCCCGATTCAATGGCACGCCGCATCTCTTCCTCTGGGCGGACGTGCCTGGCCATCCCGGTATGGAGCAGGCGGCCTGTCACAAGCTGCCGCCGGACATTGCGGCCGTGCGCGAGATGCTTGAAGAGGTGGCGCAGCGATGACTCTGGCCCAGATCTACCGCTGCCACGCGCCAGGCTGCAAACGCCTGTGCGTCGGCTGGCTGTGCACCGCACACCGCAAGGAGACCGGCCTGTGACCGCGCATGCCCAAGCCTGGGCCTTCCGGATCGCTGAGGCCCAAGCCGACACGCACATCACCTTGTGCGGCATTCCCTATCGTCGGATCCCATACGGCACGGACTACCCCAATGGCGCCACGACCTGCCGGGATTGCGGCGTCGCCCACGGCCAGCTGCACGTGCCGACTTGCTGCGTTGAGCGCTGCCCGGTCTGCAATGGCCAGGCCATGTGCTGTGACTGCGCCGATGGCGACGAGCCCGAAGAGGTGGAAGCGTGACACTGCGCACCCTCAAGAGCACCGTGCGCACCCTTCCCACCTCCACCCTGCGCACCGCAGCGGGCTCTTGGCGTGATGGCCGCACCACTGCTGAGCGTGGCTATGGCGGCCGGTGGCAGAAGGCGCGTGCGGTGTTCCTCGATCGCAATCCGCTCTGCATCTTCTGCGCGCGCAATGGGCGGGTGGAGGTCGCCAACGTGGTCGACCACGTAATCCCGCACCAAGGCGATCAAAAGCTGTTCTGGGATCGATCGAACTGGCAGTCGTTGTGCAAGCCCTGTCACGACAGCACCAAGCGCCTGATGGAGAACGACAAGACCGCGCGCCACCGCGTGGGCATTGACGGATGGCCAGAAGGCCCGAGCTACCAGCAAGGCACGGCCCACAAGATCACGGCGGAGTACCTGCGCGAGCGAGGCATAGACCCGGGGGGACCAGGCCATGGATAGCTCGACCCACTCCATGACCGCGCCTCTAGGTTCGCTTCATCGCTATCCCACAACTCGCCTCTCGTGTGCGCGCGCGAGAAGGATGCGGGGCATGCCGCAATCATGCGTGCGCGGGATCGATGACCGAGCCCCTTGGTTCGTTCTATCCGATGTGTGCAAAACCGGGGGTTGCAAACCCTGGGGGGCTATGCGCCATGGCAGGGGAAACGTTTTTTTCTGACCGCGCCCTCCCGCACGCGCAGAACTTAGCCCCCTTTTCAAAGGAATCAGCAAATGGCCGGAGTTAAAGGAAAGAGCGGAGGCCCCCGTGCGAACGCGGGCGGTGCTCGGCCTGGTGCGGGGCGGAAGCCCAAACCCAAGCAGGAACCCGTACGCGTGCCGGAGACCGACATGCTCAGCCTCCTTCAAAACGTTGCCTTGGGTGTTGTCAACGCGTCGCCTACGCAGGTCCGAGCGGCCATTGCGGCGGTGCAGTACACGCACGTGAAGAAAGCCGACGGCGGCAAGAAGGCAGATCGGCAAGCCAAGGCGGAGCGGAGTAGCGGAAGGTTCAAGGCCTCCACCCCTCCGCGCCTTGTGGTCAACAACCGCTGACCAACCCACGAACCCAAGGAGAACATCATCGCAAGCAGATCATTGGGCGTTTTAACGCTCGACATTTTGGCAAAAATCGGCGGCTTCGAACGCGGCATGGACCAGGCCGAACGCAAGTCCAGCCGCACCGCTGCGCAGATCGCCCGCGACCAGAAGAAGAGCGCAGAGGACACGCAAAAGGCCTGGGCGAACGCGGGCACTGCGATAGGCGTTGGCTTCACTGCGGCCACCACTGCGCTCGCCGTCTGGATCCGCGGATCGATCACTGCCATCGATCAGTTCAACGACTTGCGCGACGTGTCCGGCGCCACGATCGAGAACATCAGCGCGCTCGACGATGTTGCACGCAGGACCGGCCACGGCTTTGACCAGGTCAGCGGCACCTTGATCAAGTTCAATCAGGTTCTGAACGAAGCAGACCCCGACAAGGGGCCCGGCGCCGTGCTGAAGGCTCTGAATCTCGACATCGAGGAACTCAAGCGCCTGGACCCGGCAGAGGCACTACGCCAGACGGCGGTTGCCATGAAAGGTTTTGCCGACGACGGTTCAAAGGCGCGGGCGGCGCAGGAGCTGTTTGGCAAGGCGGCGAAGGACATCATCCCGTTCCTGAACGACTTGGCCGAAGAGCAGAAGCTTGTCGGGTCGGTGACCACCCAGACCGCGGTCGAGGTCGACAAGTTCAACAAGGAGCTGGCGAAATTCGAGTCCAACATCGAGGATGTATCGCGGTCCCTGGCGAGCTATCTGGTGCCTGCTTTCAATCGTGTGTTCGACGACATCACCACGTTCGGTGAGAAGGCGGCGCTGGCCGGCCTCGCATCCGATGTGCGCAAGTTCAAGAAGGAACTCGATGCACTGCAGGACCGAAAGGGCAGCCCGTTCAACTTCGCCGCCGACCTCGACTCGCAGATTGCAGAGGCGGCCCGAAAGCTCGAGGCCGCGCGGGCGAAGTTCAACGCTGCCGACGTGAATCGCCCCAAGCAAGTCGGCGGCGGCCGTGGTTTCGTCAACCCGCCCAACGCGTCGACTCTGCCGTCGCTCGACATCCCGGAAGACGTCAAACCGATCAAGACACCTCGTGCAGACCCGGCGATCCGCGAAGCGCAGACGTACCTTGAAAACCTCGAGAAGCAGCTGCGCGCCACCGAGCAACTGAGTGTCGAGGAGACGGTGCTGCGCGACATCCAGGAGGGGCGCCTAAAGCTTGTGGGCGGGGTCACGCAGGAACAACTGGTCGCCCTGGCGCAGCAGCTCGACCTGGACAAGCAGCTGCTGGCGGCGACAGAGCAATTCAAGAAGCTCGACGAGGAGACCATCGAGCGCAAGAAGGCCTTGAAGGACGCCGGCTTGGCTGTGTACGAGTCGACGCGCACGCCGGCTGAAGAGCTGAATGTCGAACTCGCCAAGCTCAACGATCTGCTGACGCAGGGTGCTGTCGACTGGGACACGTACGCGCGTGCGGTGTTCGGCGCTCAGGACGCGTACGAAGCTGCAACCAGCGGAAGTAAGAAGACCGTCAACGAGATGGACAAGTTCGCAAAGACCGCGGCGGAGAACATCCAGGGCGCTCTGGGCTCCGGACTCGCCGACATATTGAACGGTGAATACGACAACATTGCTCAAGGCTTCGCCAAGATGCTCAATCGAATGATCGCGGAGGCAATGGCTGCAAAGCTTGCGCGTCACCTGTTCGGTGACATGGTGCAAGGCGGGACAGGATCCGGTGCAGTTGGAGACGCCTTCGGAACGTTCATGAAATGGATAACCGGAGCCTCTGGCAAGGCCAACGGCGGCGGTGTGATGGCCGGCGGCCTGTACGAGGTCAACGAGAACGGCCCGGAGATGCTCGCCATGGGCGGTAAGCAGTACCTGATGATGGGAAACCAGGGCGGCACAGTGATCCCTACCGGCGCCGGCTCGGTAACGTCCGGCGGTTCTGGTGGCGGAGTTTCCTTGACCATCATCAATCAGACCGGCACGCAGGTGCAGGGGTCGGTTCAGCAGCGCGGCACCGCGCCCGACGGCACGCAGCTGCTAGATCTCGTTCTGACTGCAGTGGCGGACACCATCAGCAACGGCAGCGGGCCGGTGACGCGTGCCATGGAGAACCGCTTCGGCCTGCGGACGGCGGTGAGCTGACCTTGGCGTGGCGGTGCGCGAATGCTTACCTGCAGCTGTGTGGGGGCGTTAGAATCCTCTCGTGGATTGACTCAGCGGGACTTTGATCCCGCTGTGCGTGAGGGGAGCCCTCATGCCTTCAAGAGAAATCTTGATGCGACTCGCGGAATGGCGCGGCCCCTTTTCGGGCCACTGGGAACGGCGCTCGATCCACCCGGCCCCCAGAGGCCCTTTTGTTTTTCAACGAAAGGACCGACATGAACACGATCTCTGAACGCGCCCTCACACGGCGCATTTCTCGTGCGCTCTCCCGAGAGGACGCGTCGCGCCTGTGCCGGACTCGAGCAGGATCTCGCGCGGAACTCGATCTCGGCGAATGGTACGTCTTGAGCGCACGGAACATTGCAACTAGCACGCATGTAGATCTCCAGGATCTCGGACGAGAACTTGGCGTGCTGCAATCGCATGAACAGATTGAAGGAGCGGCGTGATGACCGGCTCAAAACTTCGCGAAATCCGCGCCCTTCGTGGCATCACACAAGCCGACCTCGCTGCCAAGGCCGGCATCAGCCAAACCGCCATCGCCGAGTTCGAGAAGGACAAACGCGATCTGCGGACCTCCACCGTGGCGAAGCTGTGCTCAGCTCTCGGAGTGAAGGTGACTTACACACTCGATTCGCCGTAGGGCGGTGGCGCGTGTCCTAGAGGGCGGATACGGCGTGCGTCCGGCGATGAGTTGAAGCGCCGCAGCTCAGCGAAGGTGTTTTTCAGGACTCTAAAGTCCAAATCTCCGAGCGTATTCCCGGGCAATGTCCTGAATGGAGCTCGATTTGAGCAGGCTCTCGACTTCGCGTAGCCACTTGTCCCGGCCTTTGACTTCTCTGTCCAGCTTCTCTCGCAAATTCTCACTGATGGCGTCTGCCTCAGGGTCCACCTGGTGCCGGGTTTCACGGACGCGCTGTCCAGCCGCGCGTAGCTGCGCGATCTGCCTCTCGTGCGCGTCGATCACCGTCACCATGGCATTGAGGCGCACCATGTCCCGTGAATGGTCTGCCTGATCTCGCAATGCTTTGCGCGTCGCAGCTAATTCTTGCCGCTGAATCCGAACAGAGTAGGCGAGCAAACCGAGCGCTGCGAGCGCCACGATGGGGTTCAGTAGCCCGCCCACGTAGTCACCGAACGAACCCCATTTGCCCGGGTCCTTTGAAAGCACTGTATCTGGCTCAAAAGCAAAGTTGAGCACATACGCACCAATGATGATCACGCCAGCTAGCAACACCGCGAAGACGGCAGCCTCTAGCCCTCGCCCATCGAACATCGTCAGAAAATCCTTCCACTTGTTGGCGAGGATACTTTTAAAGTCGTTGGTCTTGATCATGTCGAACTCGTGGCGGGCTGTCAGAGGGGTGTCGGCTACCTACACCAGATCGACCACTTCCCTTCAAAGCCGGATTGGCCTTCGGTGGTGAACTCCGCAAACATTTTGGCTTCCTCCACCTCTGTCTTGACCTTGATTTTCAAGTCGGCATCCGGCATCACCAGCACATAGCGGGTGAAGCCGGCCAAGCCGCCCATACGGTTCTTTGCGTTCACCTCGCCGCACCACGCCAACGCTCGGCGCCTTGATTGCTCGACGCTCCTGAACTGCGCCGACTCGGGGTCATTCAGGAAAAGCTTCACATACTCGCGATGCTCGCTATCAGGCGACATGCATCCAGCCGCGAGCACAGCGGGTATCAGAGCGGCCAGCGTGATCTTCACGGCTTGAAGTCCTCACGCCCGATGCCACACAGGGCGAGCGCGGTGCTGCCGGTATTCGGCGCCCCGAACTCATCGCAGGTGGTCCACTTTCCTTTGCCTTGGAGGCTATCGAACCGCGACCAGAACAGCGCGTATAGCTTGGGGTCTTGGATCGCGTGGCCGGGAGCGGCGCCAGTCATCAGCGGCGCTGCGACACCAGGCGCGACCATGGCCGCGGTGGTGGACGCACTCGTTCTCGAGGCATTCACCCGCAGAGAAGTCCGTTGGCCTTCTGGCATTGCCGTGACAGTCCAAAGGAAATACTCGTCGATAAAGGCAAATATCACCCATGTCACTGAGTGACGCACGGCGTCGAACCCATCGTTGCGGTGGTTGAACCGTGTGTCATTTGGGTCCGCAAGCTTGAGCACCTTTTCGGCGGTAGAAATAGCCTGCTCCGGCTTCGCGTCCACGATGCGCGTCGTCATCTCCAACCAGGCTGCGCGATCCATCTGCGGGGGTGGGGTTGCGCAGCCTGTGAGCATCATGGCGGCCAGCAGCAAAAATACTCGCATAGCTCTTCCTCGTCGTGAATGGCCCGCCCACACGATGCAGGTAGATCCCCGTCTCACCGGAGACTTTCACATCGAAGAGATTCTGTTCGGTTGCAGGTGCTTCCGTCCGCGTAGTTTTTCACGGTGGGCCTCAAACACCGCCGATCATGGGGACCCGCTCATCGGCCGCCGAAAAAACAGTTTGCGCTTTTTGATTATTGGTAATACGATTAATCAAATGGAAAACAGCAAACCAAGTGGCAGAGGTGGCTCACGCCCAGGCGCAGGCCGCAAGCCGAAGGAACAAAGTGAAGCCATGGACCCCGTCTCGATCAAGATGACCGGGCCGCAGCGCGACAAGCTGAAGCGGCTGGGCGGCGCGCCCTGGGTGCGCGAGAAGATCGACAAGGCCAAGGAGCCAAAGGAATAACGCCGTGCCTCGGGGCGGAGGATGTGGAAAATTTTCCACATCCTTGTCTGAGGCAAAAAGCGACGGCCCAAGGTGCGGGAACACCAAGGACCGTCTGACCAAAACGTGCAACTCTGAAAGGACCGCACATCATGGCTACCTTGAAGTCTATCCCCGCCACCCCTGCAGATCTCGCAAGGCATTCAAATGCACTCACTGCCGAGCAGTACCGAATAGTTCTTGAAAGGATCGCCGGCTGCTGCGATACGCTCAGAAACGTACTGATTGAGGCGATCGAGGCTGAAGAGCATCAGGTCACAAACCTGATCGACGCCGGGAAAATGCTTGCCACGTACATCGGCGGTATGGCAGACAACGCGGCGCGCCCTGGCGGCGCAATCATTGGCAATCACGATTGCTGGAACTACGGCCGGGCCTTCGCCGGCGCAGGTAAGGAGGCTTGAGATGGCTATCGAAAATCTGGATCGATTTGGCGACGCCTACTCGTGCATCGATCAGGCGCTTGCATGTCTCATGGCCATTGACGCTCCCAACGCAGAAAGCGGCCCCGAGCTGTTGGGACTGCGCCTCATGTCCGAGGCCACTCTGACCAGCGTCGATCTGGCAATGTCGCAGTGCGGCCGCGAACAAGTCGATCGCGCCGGCCAGTGCGTCGATGCGTTGCTGCATTCCGTCTCCCAATATTGCGGTGGCGCGGGATGCGCTGACAGTTTGGCCTTTGCATGCGAGAGCCTGCTGCACCTGTGCCGCCTCCATTTGCACGCCATGGGGCAACAGATCAGCACCACTGAGGGCAACCGAGAAGCGTTGGAGGTGCAGCATGGCTGAGATCACTCTAGACCACGCCGGACTTTTGGACAGCCTGAGCAACATCTACAACGCAATCGCCGCTCTCAAAGCCTCAGCAATCGAGCGAGACAGCGATGTCATCCTTTCGTTGCAGCATGCCGCGGAGGGGCTACTCTCGCACGCGGAAGCCGCGATGAAGGAGGGCGCGCGCGATGCGCAATCGGCTGCCTTCGTGCGGATTGGCTGCCTGGCCGACCTCATTGACAAGGTCAATGCCGACATCGACGACCAGTTGTTGTATGCGGCATCGGTGCTGCTACATCTTGCCAACGCACAGCTTGTCGCGCCTGAGGCCGCGTGA